AGCCGGTCAGTGGTCTGCCCGCAAGGCTCAGCTTCTGGCAAAGAAGTATAAGGCAGCAGGCGGGGGTTATACGTCGTGAAGGCTCCCCAGAAGTCCCTCAAGGACTGGACCGCCCAGAAGTGGCGTACCAAGTCCGGTAAGCCGTCCTCCAAGACCGGAGAAAGATATTTACCGGAAGCGGCGATTAAGGCATTATCCTCCGCAGAATACGCGGCGACAACCGCAGCGAAGCGCAAGGGTATGAAGAGCGGCAAGCAGTTTGTGCAGCAGCCAGACAAGGTTGCCAAGAAAACAGCGAAGTACAGATAGGGACCTACCATGGCAAAGAAGCCGATGATGAAGTTCACCCCCTGCTCCAAGTGCCCGTCGCCCGCCAAGTGCAAGGCTGCTGGCAAGTGCATGATGAAAGGCAAGAAGTAATATGAGTAAGTTTCTCCGCAACAAGAACGACGGCTTTATCTACCCGTGGAATGAGTACCTCGCGGCAAATCCTCTCTGTGAGGAAGTGACCGAAGAGCAGGCGTTCCCCGAGAAGTTCGAGCCGAAGGCGGCGAAGGGCCGTAAGCCCAAGGTCAGCCTGACTACGGATGATATCCCCGAGTCACCGCAGGATGACCCGATGGCAGACCTCAACGACGAACTGACGCGGAAGACGAAGGTATGATCCTCTCCGACGTAATTACAGAGGCCCGGAAGCTGCTTCAGGATACGAGTTCTGAGGCAAGCCTTCGGCGTTTCGCGGATGGGGTGCTCTTGGGGTTTGCCAATCAGACCTTGAAGCGCATTGCCCTGATCCGCCCGGACCTCTTTTCTTACGTCGGAACCATTACCTGCACGGCTGGCGAGGTTCTCCAGTCCGCACCTTCCGACTCTATCCGCCTCATGGAAGTCTTCCGTGTGCAGGGCGGCAGCGCCGTGCGCGAGACCAACCGGCAGACCATCGATCAGACTTACCCCGGCTGGGTGGACGCCACCGCTGGCGCTACGGTCAACTGGATGCGGCACCCCCGCAACCCGAACAAGTTCTTTATTTATCCAAAGGCACCCGCTGCGCAGGTTCTGATTGGTGAGTACGCTAAGGCCCCGCCTGACTACGCCAGCGGAACGACGGTAGAGCTTCTGCCCGACGCCTACTTCACCACTGTGGTGGACGGCACGGTATTCTTGGCCGAGAGCATCGACAACGAGCATGTGACCAACGGTCGCGCCAAGATGTTCTTCGACAGCTTCACCGCCAGCCTCGATACCAACTACAAGACGCGACTCTTCACCGATCTTGATAGCGGTGGTCTGGACAAGAGGGACCTGCCCTGATGGCTACGCGCACGTTTATCTCACTCGAAAACAAGCTGGCGGCGAACGTGCCGGGGTGCCCGCGTCCGACGATTGAGCAGTTTGTGCGCGATATCGCCATCGAGGTCTGCGAGAAGACGCTCGTCTGGCGCTACGAGCAGGATATCATCCCTCTGACTGCTGGGGTCTACGAGTACGACTACGAGGTCCCAACCGACAGCGAAGTCGTTGCTATCATTCACTCAGCACTACTTGGGGATAATATCTTTAAGGAAACACTCAGGCCGGTTTCGCAAGAAGACCTGCATCGGCTGTATCCCGACTGGCCTTCGACCGATGTTGGTCGGCGCAGTTCACCGCGTGTTCTCAGCCAGTTCGATCCCGATCACTTCGTGGTCGCACCGGTTCCAGACACCGCGCAGGTGTATTCGATCAAGATGTTCTTGGCTCTGCGTCCTACGCCGTCAGCTACGACGATGGATAAGACTGCCATGGATGAGGTCGAGCAGTTGATCACCCACGGTGTACTGCAACACCTGCACACTATACCTGATAAGTCATGGACAGATTACGGTGTTGCGTCCTACCACGCAAAGCAGTACACATATAAGACAGCGGCCCGCCGCGCGAAGGCCAATCTAGGTGTTGCGCGGGCCTCCCTTACGGCGCAGATGCGCCCGCTTGAATAGGTGGCATGATGGCTGACGTTATCAAGGTTGTTCAGGGTAATACGAAGCCGCTGATCTCTCTGACGCTCACCGACGATGCGACCGGAGACCCGTTCAATCTTTCTGCTGTCACAACGACTGTTAGTATTAACTTTCGTGCAGCCGGTTCGACAGCTACGCCGCAGGTAATTTCCTGCGCCAAGACGGACGCCGTGAACGGTAAAGTGCAGTTCGACTTTTCAGGTGGTATCCTCAACGTAGACCCCGGACTGTACGAAGGTGAGATTGTTGTCAGCCTAGACGGTGCGACACATACAGTGTATGACGTTCTTAAATTCCGCGTTCGTGCGGATTTCTAAATAGGAGATAACTATGGCACTTCAGTATTCAGTTGCAGTTCGCAACGCCCAGCTTGATGCGTTCGAGTCCACGACAGGAGTTTCCGCTATCCTTCGTATCCTTTCGGGTACAGTACCGGCGACTTGTGCTACGGCCCAGACCGGTACGCTTCTGGCATCACTGTCCCTCCCGTCCGACTGGATGGCCGCTGCTGCGTCTGGTTCCAAGGCGCTTGCTGGTACGTGGCAGGACACCTCTGCTGACGCTACCGGCACCGCCGGTCATTTCCGTATCCTCGACTCGACCGGCACTACCTGTCACGCGCAGGGCACCATCACTGCAACAGGCGGCGGTGGCGATCTTACACTCGATAACACGTCCGTCGCTTCCGGTCAGACGGTTACTGTAACCAGCTTCACGCTTACCGCTGGTAACGCATAAGGTTGATTTCCTATGCCTGACGTTTTTAACCGTGTGAGGATGACGACCGCGACGACGGGTACGGGCACGATTACGCTCGGCTCCGCTGTTTTGAAGTACCAGTCATTCGCAAACGCTAGCGTCGCAAACGGAACGGTGGTTCACTATACCATCGAAGACGGCACGGCATGGGAGATCGGCACCGGCACCTACACGGTAACGGGAACAACGCTTTCGCGCACACTGGTTCAGAGTTCGACAAGTTCTCTACTTAACCTGTCGGGCAGCGCGGAGGTGTTTATTACTGCACCGGCGACGGCGTTCAGAAACCTAGACGCAATCGACCCCGCCACGGCGCGCACGGCTCTCGGCGTTGGCACCGGTGACAGCCCTCAGTTCACTGCAATCAATGTCGGCAATGCAACAGATACGACGATAACCCGTGTTTCAGCAGGCGTGATTGCTGTTGAGGGCGCGACACTTGCCACGCTTGCGTCTCCCGCACTCACTGGCACGCCCACGGCTCCAACGGCTGCTGCGGATACCAACACCACTCAACTTGCTACTACAGGTTTTGTTGTTGCACAGGCGTCTTCTACTACTCCTGTGATGGACGGCACTGCGGCTATAGGAACGTCCCTGCGGTATGCCCGTGCAGATCACGTTCATGCTTCTGACACCAGCCGCGCTCCGCTGGCGTCTCCTACCTTTACTGGTACACCAGCGGCTCCCAGTGCCGCTGGCTACACTGACACGACCCAGATCGCCACGACGGCCCAAGTCTACGACACCGTTACAACTGTTCCCAGTAACGTAGCCACTATTACGACAGGTGCCTACACATTCGTTATTGCGGACGCAGGTAAGCTAGTAGAATTGAGCAGCGCCTCTGCGATTACCCTCAACATTCCTACCAACGCCTCAGTTGCATTTCCACTGAATACTCGCATTGACATCGTTCAGACCGGGGCTGGTCAGGTAACAGTTGGTGGCGCAGGCGTGACCATCCGCTCTTCTGGCTCCAAACTCAAACTGGCAGGCCAATGGTCTGGCGCTACTCTATGGAAGAAAGCTACTGACGAGTGGTATCTCATCGGAGACATCGTCACATGATCGTGAAGCCAGCAATCGCTGCCATGCTTGCATCTGGCCTCATCGTGCCGGAAACACCGAAGCTCGTCCTTCCGAAGCCCGCTATTGTAAAGGCCGAGAACCTTGAACTTACGAGGCATATCCTGCTGGGTATGCCGCTCACGATGGGGATGCTGCCGGGGAAGGCAGGAGACCCGTTCTTTATTGATAGTTCGCAATACAGCACTACGGCATCTTCTTCACTCGAAACGATTTCTTGGACGCACACAACAACATCAGCTACGACGTGCCTTGTTGTTGCTGGTACGGCTATTAACAACGCCGGAAATACCGATATCAGCAGCGTGACGTTTAACAGCGTTGCACTTACGGAAATAGTACGTTCAAGTACTGGCAGCTCGACCAGCTTGTGGCGATTGTTTAGCCCAGCCGTTGGATCGTTTACATTATCCGTGACAATGAGCGGTACAAATGACCGATTTATTTCCGGCCATGCAGTCAATCTTGGTAATGCAAATGCTGTTAACGCATCAAACGGCGGTGAAAGTGCTGCGGATACGTTTTCGATAAGTTTTACTACTACAAAAAAGTCGATAATCGTCGCTTCGTCTTGGGTCGCTAGCAGCGGTAGCGCCGCCCGCACAATATCGTACTCCAGCCCGTCCACCACGACAACACAGCAGAGCGCCAACAACTCCTCCAATTCTATCGGTAAAACTGCAAACATAGCTACTTCTACGCTTCAGAATGCCGCCAGCATTACTGTCACTAGCGTTTCGTCAGGTGCTGCCGCTACTCATCGTGTCGCTGCTGCTGCACTCGCATTTAACTAGGAGACTTTGATGAACCTGAAGCCCGAACTTCTTGCCACCCTCACTAACCTTGGTATCACCGAAGCCGAACTCCCGATCCTCTTCGACCGGATGATGTCGCTCGTGACCAGCCTTCAGGCCAACATCAATGCGCTTACAGCGCAGATTGACACCCTGTCGGCGCAAAAGGTTGAACTCGAAACCCAACTTGCCGCTGGTCAGGCAATCGCCGCGAAGCTGCTCGAAAGCTAAGGCAGGCAGATGCTTGGCTTTGACGCATTAGCTAGGCTCCCGCTGACAGCATTTGCTGACTTCAGCCGCTCTGGCACGCTTA